GTCCAGGACTTGACGCGACTGTACAGGTGCTCGCGCGGGCACTTCTTCACGGGGTCGTGGCGGGTGCTCACATCACCATGGGTGCGAGAGCAGCGAGCTCTGCCCGGTGCTCCCAAGCAAACTTACCAGCACCAACGACAACGTCAGCGACTTTCTGCATGGCAGAGCCGGAGCGTTCTTCTTTGTCTCGGTGGGCATTGAGCTTGTTAGCGTCGGACATGGGTGAGATCGCGAGATTGGCGAGCATGGTGCCCTGCTTGTAGTGTGCGAGGAATTGGGTCTGTATGGTGATGCCGTACGAGTTGCCGACTGGGCCACCTGTTCCGGGCTGAACGTTGACGAACGGCTCGAATAGGATAGCGATCGGGGTGTAGGTCGGGTCATACAGGTATTTCTCCACAGGGAATACAGGATACTCTACCGGAGTGCCTCCTGGTGTCTGTGGGGCTTTGTCAAGAGCCCACGGTACGTCGGAGGAGATGGTGGCTTGATTGAAGTTCTGGAACCAGAGGCTCCGCGACTGGTCTGCGACGACACAGTTCTTCTGCAGGCCAGTCCCACAAAATTCTGCGCCGTCGTATGTCCTGGTCCGTGCATGGTCGCGGATGTTGTCCAGAATCTCATCGAAATCGTCGTTGGTGACGTTCTGTGGGATGAGATTTATACCGGTGGTCATTCGTAGAACGTGTACGATCCCCCCTCGATTGATCTCGGCAGTGAAATTACGAATCCTGACCGAGCACCTGATTGGAATGACCTCACGGAGATCTCCCGGTGGCAAGTACTCTTCTGGAGTCGTAGGATAAACCTGCAGAGGCAACGCTGAAGCGTCGATCGGCTTGCTGTTGATAAGCTGGGTTCCCTGTGTGCCTGGAGCAGCGCTCCGACAGAACACGGTTCCCTGAGTTGAGCCAGCGGCTGGGCCGATGATGAGAAGTTGGGCGTTGCCGGAGTTCGCACCAATGTCCTTACCAGTGTCGATACCTTGCGGCATGCTCTTGTTGGGGACACGTGCCTTTGCAGCAATTGGAGTTGCGGGACCAATTGACATGTTGGTCATTGCTTGCGCGGCGTGGTTGGCGAACGCATCATAATACCCATGACCTCTTGGGGCCATTAGATTCGAGGAGGCAGGAGTGGTGAGCCACGCTTTGTTCCGGGCATCCTGTCCGGACATAGCAAGGTAATCGGCGTGGTCCCATCCTTGACCTTTACCGGCGCCTGGTGCACT